AAAATAAGATATGGCTGATTTATTGATGAAAATGCCGATCCCTTACGAACCGAAAAGGGAGAATCGATGGATCTTGAGGTTTCCTTCATCACTTGGTATTAATGAGTGGTATGTTGAAACGACTTCTAGACCTAAACTTACAATTGGTGCTACAGAGATACAATTCCTAAACACCTCTACGTATGTTGCGGGTCGTTTCACTTGGGGGGAATTAGGTGTAACTTTTCGTGATCCTATTGGTCCTTCCGCATCACAAGCGGTTATGGAGTGGATTCGTTTATGTGCCGAGTCAGTTACAGGTCGTATGGGTTATGCAGCAGGTTACAAAAAGAATGTTGACCTTGAAATGTTGGACCCAACGGGAGTAGTTGTTGAAAAATGGATATTAGAAGGTACATTCCTTACAGGATATGACGGAGGATCTTTATCTTATTCAAGTGACGGAATTGCAAAAATCACTTGTAACATGAGAATGGATCGTTGTATATTAGTATACTAATAATAAAAAAAGATATAATAGACCGTATACTTTACAGTATGCGGTTTTTTTTTATTTTTAAAATAAAAGTAAAAATATGCAAAATATAGACGAATACGAGTATGGCCAACAGGACTTTAGTTTACCACATGACGTGGTACAACTACCATCACAAGGAGTTTTTTATAAGTCCAAGAAAAAAAGTGTAAAAGTAGGTTATTTGACGGCAGCAGATGAAAACATTATCTCTAATGTTGACTCAAAAAAAAGTGTAAAAGAATCGATAATTTTACCATTACTAAGAAATAGAGTCTATGAAAAAGATTTAAGACCCGAAGAATTACTTGATTGTGATATAGAAGCAATCATGATTTTTTTAAGAAATACATCATTTGGACCTGAGTATAATGTACAGTTGGAAGACCCAATGACGGGTAAAAAATTCCCATACACATTTAGTTTAGATGAAATAAACATTAAAAAAACAAAAAATCAACCTGATGAGAATGGACTATTTAGTGTCCAATTACCTGTTAGTAAAGCCACAGTTTCTGTAAGACCACTCACGTTGAAAGATAATATCGAGATTGATAGAATTACACAATCCTACCCATCGGATCGAACTCCACCTTTTATTACTGTAAAACTTAGTAAACAAATTGTTGAGGTTGATGGTAAAAGGGATTTGTCAACAATTTCACAGTTTTCAGAAAATATGCCAATTGCCGACTCAAAATTCATAAGAAAATTCTTATTTGAAAATGAACCAGGATTAGACCTAACAAAAACAACAACAGCCCCGTCAGGAGAAAAGGTGAGTTTCTCGATCACCTTTGGGGTGGAGTTTTTTCGGCCTTTCTTCTCAATATAAGCTAAGTCTTCTAGACGAATTTCATTTGTTAGCCAAACAACTCCATGTTCAGTATAGTGAATTTTGGAAAATAGCGACTTACGAAAGAAAGTATCTTATTCAAAAAATAATAGAGTACCACAAGAAAACATAAAAAAAACTATTTATGAAATAAAAAAAGTATGTTTTTTGATGAAAAAGAAGAGATAAAAAAGTTGCAATCCCAAATTGAGGCTTACAAAAATGGTATAAATGACATTTTTGGAACCGCTTCTAAAGGTGTTGATTTAACCGTTAATATCGCAACAAATTACAAACAAACAGTACTTCCAAGTATAACATCGTTGAATGAAGGTCTCCAAAATATGATTGGGGCCGCAACAGACGCAGAAACAATACTCAAATTTTTAGTAGAAGGATCAACGGAAATACAAAACGCGTTTGGTGTATCAAGACAACGATTAGACGACTTTAAAGTTGCAATTGCAGATGCGGGTCCTGAATTGTTACGAATGGGAATTGGTGCCGACAAAGCTGGAGATATTATCATCGAAGTTGGTAAGGCATTTGGAAACACAGGTCTAGTTGGAAGAGAGGCCATCACAGAATTGGCAGCTGCATCAGAACTTACAACCGTATCAGTAACTGAATTAGCAACTTCTTTTAGAAATGTAGGGGTTTCAGTATATGATGTTGGGGATACAATGAGGGATGTTGCAAATTATGCAAGAAGTGTTGGTGTATCAGTTGATGCGGTTTCAAAAGGAGTTGTTTCAAATTTGGAAAAAATGAATTTGTACAATTTCGAAAATGGTACTAAAGGGTTAACAAAAATGGCGGCACAGGCTGCAAGGTTAGGTTATGATATGGGTCAAACCTTTACGGTTGCTGAAAAAGTATTCAACCCTGAGGGGGCAATAGAATTGGCGGCAAGTTTACAAAGATTGGGAGTTGCGTCAAGTCAACTACTTGATCCATTGAGAGCTATGGATTTGGCTCAAAATGATCCTGAAGAGTTACAGAATGAAATAATAAATCTTACCAAAACATTTACAAAGTTTAATTCTGAAACGGGTAAATTTGAAATATTACCAGGTGAAAAAAGAAGAATTCGTGAAATCGCAAATGAGATGGGTATCCTACCTGAAAAGTTGGCGGAAATGTCAATCAAAGCTTCTGAGTTTGATAAAAAAATGAAGTCTATCGAATTCCCAACTGCGAAGAAAGAAGACCAAGAATTGATTGCTAGTTTATCACAAATAAGTGGAGGAACTGCGGTAATTCAGGTTAAAGATGAAACGGGTAAAAGAGTAACTAAAGAAGTTAGACAACTTAGTCCCGAAGATATTGATAGATTAAAAGAACAAGAAGCCGAGTCAAGTAAAACAATTGAACAATTGACCATAGACCAATTAGATGTGATGAAAGAAACCAATGCAACTGCGGCGGCAATAGCAAGAAGAATGGGATTAGGAGTCGCAACAAGTGAAGAGGCTCTAAGAGCACAAAAAGCAGGAAACGTACTCACCAAAACTTTATTTGAACAAAAGGCTCAGGAATTCCAAACTAGTGATGTTAGAGATAAAGCAAGTGAGTTTTTTAGTGACATAGAAAAAACAGCCGTGGGATATTTCCAAGGAAATAAAAGTGCAGAAGATGTATTACTCACTTTGGCGTCTAAAACAGGTAAACTAATAGAAAACGCTGAAACGGTAATAAAAGATTATACGGTAGAAACAATTCAACAATACATAGATCAAATTAAACCAGAACTTCAAAAAATATATCAACCTGTAATTGATAAGGTTAATGAAGAAAATAAAAATAAAAATAAAGTGGTTGAAAAAACAGAACTAGAGATAGTTGTTAAAATTGAAAATTCCGAATCTCTAAACTTAACCGCACAACAAGGTGTTGATATTTTAGAAAAGGCTTTAACGACAGTTGCCGGTACTCAATTAGTTAAGGATGCGGTTGATTATAAACAACTTTCGTAAACAAAATAAAAAATCTTAAATTCTGTATTTATAAAATAAAAAGATGTCTGAAAGTACTCTATCATTTGCCGGTTCTGAATTTTTTAGAAAACAACTTTTAGTAAGGAATTTAGAACCCTACAATGTACCTGGAGCCTTTACCCCAAGTCAACCAGCGGTTAATTACGAGACAAACCTTACTGTAAGTAATGTTATAGATTCGGACGACACTTCAGTGTCCACAAATGTTTTTGCCGAAAAACTTTATCCATTAAATGAATATGGACCTGAAGGAGGTTTTGGTGACCCAATTAATGTAAACTCTATTGCATCCACAAATAATCCTGAAGGGACTAATCAAGGTCCATATTATCCTGTTACTGACGACTCTAATTTAGAATTAATAAATGAATTTTTTATTGATGATGCTTATATTACAAATGTTTGGGGTCCATCAGGTGGGTATAAAGATTTGGTTATTGTTACTGATGTACAGAATGCAGGAATATATCAACCATATTTTTTAGATACGGATTGGTATTACAATCTATCTAATTACACGACTTTTGACATAGTGTTCCAAACAGACCCATTAGGGTCAAATGGATTATTGTCTAGTGATAGTCCACTAATGAACATTGCAGCAAAACAGTTAAAAGGACTTTTTGAAGAAAGGATAGCCTCAGAAATTATTCAAAGCACTGTTGGTTTAATTAATTTAGATACTATTACAGACCCATTCTCGGCATCAATGTTGGCAACAGGACAACAACCATTTTTCACCAAGAATTGGAAAATTACCGTACCCGAAGGCCCTTTATTAGCTGCCGTTTCATTGGCGAATAGATTAACAGGTACTTATTTTCCTGTTTCACTAATTCCTGGTGATTATTTTGATGATACTACGGGAGAAAAACTACCACAAAATATTGCGGCATTAAGTACTATCAACAGTGCCACAGGCGGTTTGTTAGGGCCTATTTTGAATAAAACTAGAAACCCATCTGAAATATTTGTTGCAAATACAGGTAATGGTCAAAAATCTGTTTTATTTGCAAGTTTAGATTATAACAAATACAAACCAACATACAATACAGGTATATTCCCATCATTAGCACAGGCGGTTGCAAACCTATTCAATCAAGACAACAAATCAAGTGGTGGATATTATGTTGGTAGTAGAGAGTCTGAACCAAGTCAAATTGATTCACCACCTAATGAGGTTCCTGTAAATGAATTTGGGCAACAACAACAAACAATTGTTTATGGTCCACAAGAATTGGCACAACTATATGAAGGTAATATAGGTAAACTTCAGTTTGGTTTGGCAGGTAAATCCTACAGTAATGATGGGGGAATTGCTGGACAATTTGTTTGGACCTCACCAAAGTATAGACAAAATGCGGGTTGGAGAGTTGGAAAGGGAGGGGATCCTAAGTCAATTGACCCACAATTTAATGCGGTATCTGCCGATTACAACAAATACCAATCAACAGACTTTGAGTTTAAAGTAGGGTCTATTTTGGATAAGACTCAAAGATTGGTTGAATCTGCCGATAACGTTCAAGGAGGACAAAGGCTAAAACATGTTGGAAATGCAATAAACCAAGTTTCAAAAGTTTTCAACGACGGATATAAGGAAATTACAAAAGGTTCTCAAGTTATGACATACACAGAGCCTGCGACAGGTCAACAAGCCGGTATTGAATATTGTCGTATCTTCACTAAAGATACTCCTTATTTAACTTATGGTGATTTACAAAAAAGGGATGGTATTGTTGATTCGGGAAGGAGATTTGACTATTCAATATTAAATAATACTTATAACCTCAACATTGCCCCCATAAGAAATCCTGGCTCTACAAACATAATTAACGGAAAAGTTAAGAAGTATATGTTCTCTATAGAAAATTTAGCATGGAGGACCTCAGACAGACCTGGTTATACTTATGATGATTTACCTACTTGCGAAAAAGGACCTAATGGTGGTAGGGTTATGTGGTTCCCACCTTATGATTTGAAATTCAATGACGACTCAAGACCTTCATTTAACGAGACCTCATTCTTGGGTAGACCTGAACCTATTTACACGTACAAAAACACCGCTAGAAGTGGGCAATTAAGTTGGACTATACTTGTTGATAATCCTGCAATGATGAATACCATCATAGAAAAACAGTTAAAAGGAGTTGCAAAAGAAAGAATTGACTCTATTGTGGACTCATTTTTTGCTGGTTGTACAAAATACGATATCTATGAACTAGGGTTAAAATTCAATCAGATCCCTACTAAAGATTTATACATTTATCAACAAGTTATTAATAATCCTAGACTAACAACGGAAGAATACCAACAAGTTCTTACTAGTATTGGATCTAACCCATCAGGTCAGAATACCGAAGGAAATTCATTCAATACCGATGGGATAACTAATGAAACTGGAGGTTCAGGTACAAATATCAAACAGAATGAAGATCCTTTGATTAATGATTTAAAAAACTATGAAAACTATGGTTTTTATTTCCACAACGATTTACCTGACCCAAATACAAGATTGGTAAAGGCAACACAACCATTTAACTTTTGGTATGACAAATATATTGCACTCAAGAATACTGATTATGAAACCAAAGCACCTTCTGAAGTTTATACAGATAACTTGGGTCCAAATGGTGCATTCCAAAAAGGAGGTATTCCTAATTTCTTCACTGAAATAGTTGAGGGCAATTTCCAAAAAATATCGACAGAACTTTTAGAAAAAATTAGAGAAGTGTTAGTTAAGAAAAACGGAAGTATTGAGATTGAACTTGTGGGATCTGCATCGGCACCTAATACACCGGAATACAACGTTAATCTTTCTGAAAGAAGGATCGATAGCGTAATTCAATGGTTTGATAAACAGGATGCTGGAAATGGACAAACTTTAGGACAATTCAGACAAGGTGATAATGCTAAATTAAAATTCATTACAGATGGAAATGCTGAAGGTGAAGACATATCAATACCCAAAGGAAGTGAAACTTTAAATAACGCTGAAGTTGATTGTAGAATTGATATAAAACAAAAAAGTGGTTCATCTTATGTAGTAACTAAAAACGCTCAGATTTATAGTATACCCGCTATGGCTTGTAGGAGAGTTTCATTGAAACAAATCAAAGTTACTTTACCACCTCCTGTAATAATAGAAGACGAAGAAACAACAAAAAAACAAGATCAAGATTCAAATAGTTCTACACAGGTTGATAAACCATACACAGGTTATACAAGAACTATCAAACCGCAGGCAAATGTTAATATTGAACAGAAACTAAAAGACGGAATTTCTAAAAAAATACTAAGACATTTATTTACCGAATGTGATTATTTTGAGGTGATTAAAGAATCGAATCCTATGGTGTACGATTCAATAAAAGAAAAAATCAAATACTTCAATCCGGCATTTCACTCTATGACACCTGAAGGTTTGAATGCAAGACTTACTTTTTTACAACAATGTATGAGACCTGGTCAAACAATACCTGTGATTGGACCTGATGGTAGACCAAAATATAATGACGCATTGAATACTGCATTTGGTGCTCCTCCTATATTAGTATTAAGAGTTGGGGATTTTTATAATACTAAAATAATTCCAACAAGTTTATCAGTACAATATGACCCATTATTATATGATCTAAATCCCGAAGGGATTGGGGTTCAACCAATGATTGCTAAAATAAGTATGGGGTTCAATATTATTGGAGGAATGGGATTGAAAGAACCAGTCCAAGAATTACAGAATGCACTTTCATTTAATTTTTATGCGAACACGGAAATATATGATGAAAGAGCAACATCAACCGATAAAGAAAGTGTTAAAAAATTAGACAAACTTGTCGCAAGTAAGTTTGCCGCAACACAACCAACAGTGAAACCACCTTTAAATGTACAACAACCTAAAAAAGGTCAATCCACGATTGGTGTTTTAGGTGAAGGGAATAATATTGACTATCAAAATCTATTTGACGAGTTAGATGCTAATTTACAATCTTACATTGAGAGTTATTTTAATTATATGTCAGGTATACAACAACAGAATAACATGGGAATTGTACAATTAGTGAATAAATCAGTTAATTACGATAAGGGTAACTTAGCTAACCTGACAACACCAAAAGAAACTTTTATCTATGGTAAACCAAGTAATCCTGAAAAATTAATTTCTGATTTAGTAAATCAAGTTTCTAAAGACGTAAAAAAGAGAGAAGACCCGATTATGAAACCATTGAATGATGGACCCCCAGAGTTCAAGAACAAAGTATTAAGAGAGGTTGAGGAAAAATTAAGAACCGAAGTGGAGAAAAGAACTTCAGAAATTTCAAATGCGGTTACACAACAAATAAATACATTTGTCACAAATCAACAAAACCTTGATTATACATTCAGAAAGATGGACGTTGTTTGTAATAAATTGGACGGTTATCTGTTACAAACAAATAACCCAACAGTTTATGACTTAAGCGGTGATACATTCTTTGCCGCAGTCACAAACAACCAAAGTATAAACTATCTCTATCTTTCTGATACGGCACCGTCTGCTCAAATATCAAGTTGTTACACAACACTCAAAGAATTTGATACGTGGGCAAAATCTAATTTGAATAGACCAGAAACATACGATGATAAAAATAACACTCTTAATTGGGATAAAACAAGTCCGTCAGATGTCTCAGGAAATTTCACAACTCCCGAGGAATGTAGATTTTATTTAGCAATGTCACCAATTATTACAGACCCGACAAAAAAAGATTCTTTGATAACAGCATTGACAAATGGTCCGGAAGTGAAAGAAGAACCAAGTATTATACCCGTTATCAGAGTAATAGTTAATAACCTGGAAACTACCTTTAATAATTTCTATAACTCAGAAAAAAAATACTTTGATGATTTGAAAGTTTCTAATGTTTATAAAACAATCACAACTTATGTTTTACCAAAAATACCAAGTGCAGTATCATCTGTTACTCCCCCAACATCTAATGTTGAAAGTAAAACAAAAATAATCAAAGATCTTTATGCAAGTCAAAACTTGAATACAGATTCAACCTTCAACGGTAAAGTAACGTTTAATTAATTATGGTTCTACAATATTATAACAGGTACTCAGATTTTCTAATTAATGGTGAACAAACAGTTGTACCATTTATACCACTACCCGCTAAAAGTAGTGATAAGTCACATATTTACATTGTTGGACAATCTAGAATGGATAAAATATCACAACAATATTTTGGTTCACCTTTTTTTGGTTGGTTGATTATGCAGGCAAATCCAGAATTTGGTGGTCTTGAACAAAATATACCTGATGGTTCTTTGTTGACAATTCCATTTCCTTTAGTAGCTTCATTACAAGATTATAAAAATGGATTAGATAATTATTTCTTCTATTATGGTAGATAGTAATGAAAATATATTAGTTGAGTTTGATTATGACAATATCACGTTAATTGACCCAAACAAAGTTGTTGATGACTTTGGTAACGTTAGTGAAAGGTTAGTCAAACAAGAAAACTTAGTTTACTACGCAAATTTGGAGTGTAGTGTTTTACCACGAACTAAACTCGCGGTTGGAACTTCCTTTGGGGATAATCAAAGAACTATATCGGTTGGTAAGATTAATTTCTTAAATCCTGGGTTTAAAGATTTTTTAGATACAAGTTGGTCAGACGAACTTACAGGTAAAGACACATTACAAGGAAGAGGGGTAAACCAAAAAAAAATTGACCAATTTTTAGAATCGGACAAATCTAACGAATATTATTACACTCAAAGTACGTACTCTAATGGAAAACCAAATGTTGTAGATACAGGTCTTTTAGGTATAAAAGACATCAACATGAGTATGGGGCAAGATTTTTTACCTGTGGTGGAAATTACTTTGGAAGATGTTAAGGGCAGGGCGCTTTTTGAGGCGGGTAATAACTCACCATACGCGGCCTTCTTTCAATTACCATATCCTTTATTCACTTTAACATTGAAAGGTTATTATGGCAAGGCGGTAAAATATCCATTAATGTTGAGATCTTTTACTTCGAATTTTGACCCATCTTCTCACAATTTCATTATAAGATTGAAATTCTACGGATACAAATATACATTACTTTCATACATAAACTTTGGGTCTTTGATGGCGGTACCACACATGTATAAGAATTTGGTAACAATCCCATCAAAGATTAATGAAACTAACCAAACTGTTAAGAACACTAATCAAAATACTTTTTTGAGTAGTAAAGGGTATGAAAAAATGAGAGAAATTTATTCAGATTATAAATCAAAAGGCATGATTCCTGAAGATTTTCCTGAACTAACTCTTAACCAATTAAGATATAGACTTGATGAGTTTATTAAAAAAGTACTATCCCAATTTACAAAAGAAAATTTAGGAGTCCTAACTGAAATTAATAACTACGTAAACTCATTATTAAATTTCCAACAGACGATTTACACATATACTACGACATCTTGGTTCAATCAATTTATGGACACAAAACAACCAATTATTTTAAATAATGGTTTAACAGTGTACACCTTTAATCCTAACCTAACACCTGAAAATAAAGAAAAATGGTCTACAGAATTAAAAGGTAGAATACAAAAATACGAAACACAACTTAATGGAAATAGTGTTTTTGGTAAAACACCAGGAACATACACAGTGGGAGGAACCACATACCCAAGTAGAATTGAATTTAAAATAACTGAGAACACTTTTTATAAAAGCATCAATCCAGAGACAGATGTTAATTGGGAAAAAACTTATCAGTTCAAAAACCCAACAAGTACAGTTTTAGATGGGACATATACTGAAAAGTTAAGGACTTACAAAACGAGTAGATTGAAACAATTGGAACCGTACAAAGGTCAATTCTTCTTTTTTGAAGGTCCAGGGTCTTTTATGTTTATAACAGAAAAAATGGCTAAACAGTCCGAAACTTTCAAAAAAGAAATCGAAACAAGAATTACCGAAAACCTAAAAGCTCAATTCAATAATAAACAATATGGTTTAGGTTTCGTTCCAACAATTAGAAATATACTTGCGGTTTTTTATTGTCAAGGGGAAGCCTTTCTTAGATTATTAGACGAAGTACACAAAAAGGCTTGGGAAGTTAGAAATGACTCGTACAGAAGAGCCGCTATTTTTGGTAACTCCTCAACAGCGCCAAGTGTTGATATTAAAACCTCAACTCAAAACAACGAACCAATTTATCCTTGGCCTCAAGTTATAAAAGAAACTACAACCGATGGTAAGGATGAAAAATTTGAAATAGTTTATCCTGGTGCTCCTGACGTTGCATTTAGATATCGATCTTATACCCCTGAAATTTGGCCCGAGGTTCAATTTGTGGAAGAATTTATAAAGGGATATACATACAGAGATGAGGACTTCAAAGAGTTAAGTGATAATCAAACAAACACCTTGAACAAACCAAGAAGGATTTCTTTAAACTCTATAGATTTCCCAACATCAAATCAAATTTATCAAAACAAACAACAAGCAAAATACTTCTATGAAATTTATGAAAGGGTTATACTAAATGCATATTACAGTAAACTTAGTAGACAAAGTGGATATCCATTAAGTATTTACAACGTTGAGGCCGAAAATGAGGCATTAAACATTTTGGAAAGTTTAAGTTCCTCAAGTCCCTTTTTATCTAAAATCTTAAAAGAGTATTTAATCGATAATACAAACTTTGAGGTATTTTTGAGACACATCTCAAACGAAGGCCAAGGTGAGAGTTGGCAGGACTTTATCAGAGGTATATTTGTTACACCGTATATTAAAAACGAAGTAGAAAACCCAAATAGTATTTTTAATAGAGATATTTTAGAAAATACTAAATCACAACCTGATATTGAATTAAAAACACAAAGTTATAAAACCAATATTGAAAAGTATATTGGAGACTCGAGTACGAGTAATTTCTTTGATTTTACCGACATCTATCCATTACCGGATTTGGATTGGGACAAAAAGTATTTGGCAGATGGCGAGGCTTTAAATAGTAATACAAGCTCATTCGACACTAAGTTAGTTTTAGAATATAATGATAATCAAAAAACAATATCAAATTTTGAAACAGGTGAGAATGAACAAGTAAAAAGACCAATAACCAATTTCAACTACTTTGATATACCTAACAACTTACTTTCTGTTCGTACAGGTCAATCATTTAGAGCATTTTACGACACAAGACTAATAAAAAACCAAGTAGTTACGGAAGGTAATTTATTCTATAGTAACTACAACGGTAACTTATCCGAGTCACAAACAGTTTCAATGATGAATACCCCATACTTTATTAATGCAATACAGAATGGGGTGTACAATTTCAGATATAAGCCAAATGAGAGTAGTCCATATAAGGCTGCTGCTTATTTATTTTTGGAGGGATTACCTTTGGCAACAACCAAAGAAAAATATAAAACATATGGTGAAGGTGGCGCGGCAACTGATCTCAATTATATCATGGCAACCCTTAAAAAATTTGGTGCGATTCACAAGTTACCATATGCTTGGATATTGAAGTACGGTGGTATTTGGAACAGGTATAAAGTTTGGAAAGAAACAGGTGTTGATTTTTTAGATGACGTTTGGACTGACTTCAATTACCTTAGAAATTTTGACCCAATAAGTTCTGCATCAACAACTAACTACCCTCTAACCATAGATGGTAACTTGGTTAACATTGTTTTGGATCAAACAACAAATGCACCAACACCTTTAACGGACATTAACATCGGATTCTATCCACAACTAATAGATGACTTCAATGTCTTCTTACAAGGGACTAAACTACTTACAGGGACAAGCCTTGTTCAAGGTGTCTGCGAAATTAGTGGAAACACTATGACAGTTTCATCAATTAGTAGTAATAATATGTTTGTAGGAGCTTTGATTACGGGTTTAGGAATTTCAGGTAATACTACAGTAGTCAATCAAACATCAGGAACAACGGGAGGTATTGGAACTTATACCGTAATACCAAGTCAAACCGCAAGTACAACAAACTTTACAATACAAAATTTAATTGTTAATGGACCAAGTTCTGTGGATATGCAAGTGTTGATAAACGATAAAAAATTAGTCGTTTTTAACGACCCATCATCTAATTTAAATCAACCACCTTTATTTGATCCTAACAATCCTTCAAGAACATTGAAACTAACGACATGGTCTGTAATTGTAAAATCACAAATAACTGACAATTATTTTGTTTTTCCATCATTTGGATTTAACCAAAGTCAGATTTACGCAGAATGCTTCAAAGACGGACAAATGGATATAGAACTGTCACAGAACAATGCAATATTTAATGGGTCAGTTAGATTATTTTGGAACGCACCAACTTGGGGTTACTTTGATAATTCTTCAGTAAAAAAGAACGACCCTGATACCTACTTAAAAAGTATATTTACAGATCGACCAATTCAACAAAACTTCTTAATCACAGGAGAACAAAAAGATTATTCTTACTTGGATGATATGTTCTCAGCTTTTGACAAACAAATGTTGGATTTATTTGAGACTCACTTTTTGAATTTTAGTAAATCAATTTATGATTATACAGATATAGTACCACCAACTTTAGAGTTTAACTTGGCAGACTTAAACCAACCGTCCGTTCAAAATTTAAATAGTACAGAAACAACTAGTGAATTGTATTTTAAAAATTTCCAAGGACTGATGAGAGAACTCCTTAAAATTGGTAACCCATCATTTACATCAGGAAGTCAAACTTTAACAGATGTGATTAATGCACAAAACACCGTGTTTCAAAATATATTGAAAAACTTTTTGGAATATGATGTTATATTGAAATATGGAAATCCTTCTGGTTTTAATAGACAGACCTTTTTTACTTTCTCAAGTCAATTTATACAAGACCCAATTGTGGTTGATCCATATATTAAGGGTACTTTACCTGGTGATGGATTTATACCAAATACAACTTTGGCCAATTCAAAAACACAAAATCCTGAAGTTTGGAACGCTTTGGAAACTTATGTTGGTTTTTCTACAATACCAAAACTTGAATACAAAAATAATGGATCTTACATCACAGATTTTTTCATAGACATGAATGTAGGTTTTAATGAAAAGAATGTAGTAGATTTTGCACCACTTATTAAAATTTATGCGACACAGAAATTAAACCAATCTAATCTTAACATCAGTTCGTTTTATTCGCTTATGGACGACTACCTTTTATCTTCCAAAGAGTATTTGAATAATGTACTAAGTGTTTTGATGACGAGTGTTAGAAATGAATTACCAACTGTTATTATAAGTCCCGATGAAGGATCAGTAAGAGCAAATTTAGAAGCGGGATTCACGGAACAAACTAGAGTGGAACTTTGGGAAACTTTCAAATCATTAAACGACCAATGGATATCTGGTTATGACTTCAATGACAAAACATTATTCGAGGATGTAATGTTAATGGATAGAGGGTCTAGAGATATAGGTAACAAAATCTTAGTTGACATTTTTGAAATAAAAGAATTAATAGAAGATGGTTCCTATAAAAATACATTATTGGGTATGATTGAAACTATACTTAAGAACAACAACTTTGTTACTTATATGTTACCGGCATACATTAATTTTTACAACGTACAAGACGCTCAATTAAACCCAACCCCAAGAATAGAGGGTACTACAGAATTTGCTAGAACATTGTTTGGAACTTACCTGAATGTTGACTATAGGAATAGTTCGCCAAAATATATTTGTGTTTATGCTAACAAACCAAGTGAACATTTAGCGATGAACGAAAATGTGGATTACAGATTTAGAGATGACGCTTTTGACTTAAGAAGGGCCAGTGATAATCCACTTTTGGAGAGTCAACAAAACAAAACAGATTGGTCAAGATCAAACAAAGTGGTTGGGTTCAATGTGGACATGACTTTACAGAATCAACAAATTTTTAAACAATTTGATGTGGCTCAAGACCCTGGTAAACCAACTTCTGAATCTTTAGAAGTACTAAACCAAATGGCGAATTTATCTAGAAATAGAAGAACCTCGACACAAAACGTTTCGTTGTATAATTTGTATAAAAATAGAAGTTACACCTGTTCAATTGACATGATGGGTAATGCATTAATACAACCCACGATGTATTTTAATATTAGAAATATACCGATGTTTTCAGGACCATACATGATAACGACTGTAAGACATAGGATTAGTGAAAACGGGTTTGACACAACGTTCGAAGGTATAAGACAACCTTTTTATTCACTCCCAAAAATAGATAATTTTATTCAATCGTTGAATCAAAACATTTTACAAAGTATACAACAAACAATTCAACAAAATGAAACAAAAAAACTTACAGACCCTAACACTATAATACAAGAAAAAAATAATGTTTTAGCGAACATACAAGCTGAAGAAACGTTAACCGCAAATCAAGATTGTGCCACTGAAATTAACTCTAAATATTTAGGATTCACTCAAGTTGAAACACCTGTGAACACAAAAGTTATGTTCCAAGAAATGAAAAACCTAATAAGATCTAAATTTGCGGCTAAAGGTTACCGTGACAAGTTAGATCAGTACACAAAACTTATGTATAGTTTTATTTTTGTTGATAGTTCTACTGAAACAGGTTTTGAAAGTTATGATAATAACTTTAGTACAATTGACTTAAAACAGTACTACTCAAATTATTCTGATTTCTTTAATAAAAAATATTACTGTATAAACCGAGGAACAAACATCAATTATCCTATTGTTAGTTTCATAAATCTATCAAGCTTCTTAGATTTTGCAATCAATAAAGTTGAGGGATTAATTCAAACAACAACTACAGCCACTACTTTGGCGGAATACTTGGCGGAAC